AAGATTGGCATAATTTGTTTTTTATGAAAAGTCTTTATAATAAATTAAATGATATCGCTTCCTGAAGACTTTGTCATACTTAAGTTTTTTGAGCTAGGGTTCTATCCAAAGTATAATAAATTTAACAATGTATATCAATGCAGCTGTCCTATTTGTAGAGAAGGTAAGTCATTAGGTAAAAAACGTCGTTGTTATTATATACCAAAAAACGAAAACATATTTTGTCACAATTGTGGTTGGTCTGGAAAACCGTTAAGATGGATTAAGGAAGTTGCCGGCAATACTGATGAGGAAATTATTAAGGAATTAAAGGAATACATTCCTAATGCTGAAGACATAACTGAAAGAGATGAAAAACCTAAGTCAGATTTTAAAGTCGAGACCTTGCCTAAGGATAGTATTAATTTGTCTGATAAGTTTCAACTTGACTATTATAGTAGCAACAATATTGTTACGGCTGTTAGATATCTTATTACTAAACGGAGATTAGATACTGCAGTTAATCGACCTGATAATTTATATGTTTCTTTAGTAGATAGAGTTCATAAGAATAGACTTGTTATACCTTTTATAAATGAAAATAAAGAGATTGAGTTTTATCAAACTCGTACAGTTTTAAATAAAGACGGTAGGACTAAACCTAAGTATCTTGGTAAAGTTCAAGCTGAAAAAACGCTATTTAATATAGATAGAGTTAGTAATGATCATGATAAAGTTTATATTTTTGAAGGACCATTAAATGCTTTCTTTACTAAAAATTCTATAGCAGTAGCTGGTATTACTGAAAGAGGTAGATCATTTACTCAAAGACAAGAACAACAGCTTAATAATACTCTAAAATGGTATGATAAGGTGTGGATACTTGATTCTCAGTGGGTTGATCAAGCTTCATTAGTAAAATCAGAAGCATTACTAAAGCAAAAGGAGAAAGTTTTTATATGGCCAGAAAAATTTGGTAAAAGATTTAAAGATTTTAATGATATTGCAATAGCATGCAAAGTAGATGAGATTAAATGGGATTTTATAGAAAAAAATACCTTCGAAAGACTCGAAGGTATTGTGAGGTTATCTGAAATTAAAAAATATCGAAATCAGACGTATTTAAATTGAGCATTACCAGTCTGTGCAATATAACCTTTAAACGACTCATTTAGAGCAGCAAGCTCTGTAGCGACTCTAGCAATTTTACGCTGTTCTGAAGCTTTCATTCGATCAAAGATTGTATCAGGCTCAGCACTAGCTAAAAGGGTTTGAATAGAATCAGCATCTTCACCATTTAGATAATGCAGAAACCCATCAATTTCATCAATCCACCCTTTTAAAGTAGCTCTCATAGCTGCATTACGCTCTTCTACTGCTACAGCGGCCCTTACGTTAGGGTCATCTTCTACAACAGTCTCATCAACTTCAACATCTACATCAAAATCCCCTGCACTAGTATCATCCTCTAATTCTGCCTCAAATGCTACTCTATCCTCGTCTGCTTGTTCATTGAGAGATTTAAAAAAACGTCTTTCGAATTTGGTCATAAAATTATTTAGTCTCTAGCATAAATAATTACATGGACGGACCGGAATTTCCTTATAGCGTAGGCCCAGAAGATAATCCTATTAATTTTCATATGAATGTACAAGATCAAATAGATATGTACAAGGATAACGAAAAACATCAAAAAGCCCCGCCAATTTTACCTTTTGAACTAGAACAAATGAATGAACTCCTTGGTAATACGTTTGTCTCTTTAGCTGAACTAAGAAATATGCTTTCGAAAGCAAAAGCTAATGAAAATATTTCATCCGGAGCAATTAATCAAATAAATGATAAAATTGATAAAATTAACGAACTTATCCTTGATATTCCGGAAGATCTATCTAAAATAGCTATATGACTATTTTTAGATCGATACTAATTACATGTATCGTATCAGCTCTATTCGGTTTTGCACTTCGTAATGCATTTGGCTTTTGGGAAGCCGCTACTTTAGCATTTGTGCTTCAATTTATTACGGCTTTTGTTGTTTCCTCCTTTAAGTTAAATAAGGTAAGTAATCTTACCATGGAGTTTGAAGCCGAATTGCAGCAGTTATTAGATCTTAATGAAGCTCAAATTATATGCCCATGTAATAATAATACCTTTATGGAAAATATATTTATTAATATGGATAACACATATACATGTGAAAAATGTAACAACACATATAGGGTTGATGTTAATTTAGTTCCAACACTACTTACAGAGACAGTAAATGTAAACAAAACGTTTGCTGACCTAACAAAAGGAGTAAAAGAAATAGAAGATAATAATATCAAAATAACATCAGAGTATACTCAAGGAACGGAACTATAATACAATAAAGTATGGAAAAACATAAATTTAAATTAAAAGATGGTTCAACGAAAACTATGGAATTTGATGAATTGGTTCGTTGGGCTTGCTTGGTAGAAGCACTGGAAGTAGTCGGGGGGAAGGAAGATATAGATATTGAAAGTAATAAATGGATTAAACCATTAGCATTTCAAAAATATATTGATGAGCGATTCCACTCAATGAAGCACGATCTTAAAGTTGAAGCTACTCTAGGTAATTTATAATCCTAGCTCTTCTTTCACAGTTTGGATATACTCACTTGACACTTTATCTTTAAACTTGTCAATAACTTCGGTGGTATCTTTTCCAATTTCTTGGAAACCAATCATATAATTTCGGAACCGATCCTCTCTTGTTGGCTTAAACGGAGCTCCTAGTGGTCTTCCAAATCTATGTACCCATCTAAGAAACGGTAGGCATACTGATCGCCGACCCGCGTTGCGGTATTTTTCATGAATATACCCTTCTTCACCCCCAAACCCTCTAAACTTTTTGTTAAAGCCTAACCAGCTATCTTTTCTACATGTAAAGAGTCCAAGACCTTGAGCTTGGATTTCAAATGGCTTCCCGTTAGGGTTATCACCCCTTTTATCTGATCCCCAGACGCCCCACATATCACTACCCCATTTATCTAGATCAAAATGAGTAGCTGTATTTTTCATATCGTCATATAGTAGAGGGCCTTGCAATAAATTACCTTTATCCTTTCCAGCATCATAATAATCTAAAAGCTTTTTTAAGCTCCCCGGGTCAATTAATACATGACAGTCCATTACTAATACGTATTCAGTATTCGCTAATCCAAATATTTTGTGTCTTAAAGAAGTTGCGGAAAATGCATCAAATTCAACATAAGTTAAAGGCTCTTTAATCCATTCAGCAAATTTACGTATCTCTCTTCCTTGTGGTGATTTTGGATTGTTATTAATAATAACAAATTCTAGTCGATCTAAAATTTCTTTATGATACAATCTTAAAGACTGTATTGTAAAATAAAGTCCTTCATAGTCGTCATAAACACAGGTTCCAATAGTAAGTTTTCCCACATTATTAATTACTAAAATTGCAAATTATTGCAATCCGGATCTTCGGGACATATCGTTGTAGTTGTAGTCGTTGGAGCCGGGGTAGTAGTCGTCGTGGTAGTAGTCGTCGTCGTGGTCGTAGTTATTATTTGTTCTTCTATTAAGAAAGGTACCTGCAGCGGTAGGATCGGCGCCGGGTATATAAACACCGGGTCCTCCGGTTCCGGTTCCGGTTGCGGCGGATCCGGCGGATCCGGCGGATCCGGCGGCTGCGGCAGTGGCGGTTCAACAATTATAGTCGGTGGCACCCTGGTTGGAGGAACAGTACATGGGGGCGGTGGAGTTGTGTAGGGCGGCGTCGTATAAGGCGGCGTCGTATAAGGCGGCGTCGTATAAGGCGGAGTTGTGTACGGTGGTGGAGTTGTGTAAGGTGGTGGAGTTGTGTACGGTGGTGTTGTAGGATCATCGTATATTTTAAAATCACCAGACGGTCCACCGTTCGTATAACCACCCGGCCAATTAGACCCGGGTAAATCATTAGTATTCTCTAGACCGCTGGGTGTATCAATGACCTCTTCACGCGTGCTGGGATCTGTGACATCATCGTCCTCCTCCTCTAAATACGGATCAACAAAGACGTCTTTTTTAAGAAGAGGGTCGAGTCCACCGGAGTCAATGTCAATGATGGGACCTTCTTTGGTTTGGGTTGTATCATCCGTTTCCTCGATCTTTGTGCGAGGATCAGTAGGATCGAGGCCACCAGGGTCAATGATGGGACCTTCACTTCCTTCCCCGGCATTTGGATCCCATGGACCGGCCGCCGACATCCGCCAGCCAGATGGCAGCTCAAACGGGTCACTTCCTTCCCCGGCATTTGGATCATATGGGCCAGCCGCTGACATCACCCAACCGGGTGGCAGAATAGGATCAGCAACCTGATCAGGTTGGTACGTTATTGGTTTTGAAGCTGATATTGCTTTATCAATATCAACTGTCTGCAAAACATAACTAGGCGACCCGGCATTATGGCTAAGGCGCTCCATTGCCGCATTAATCTCATTTTGAGTATCGGGGTTCCCATAAAAAGGTCCACCGCCGGTGGTTGTATGAGTCTCAACTAAAATAGGTGTGTTATTAGTGTATATAAATGACGGAGCACTACTATCACCCCTTTCCAATAATTCTTGGAAACTACTCTCTGGTATAGGTAGAGCAATGCTTACAGTTTCAGGATTTGCTCCGCGCTCTGACCGGCCACGGTCGAATGTCATTACTCTTGGAATTGATTTTCTTTCCGCATCAACTGTAACAACATATGAATCCTGTAAAATATAATTATAATCCGTACGTGGTTCAGGAACGGGGTAAATAGCAGTGTTTTCAACCGGTGAATCAAAAATTCCGACACTTATATCCAGACTGCGGTCGCCAATCTTGATTCTTTCAACAATATTTCTAGTTACTCTATTTCCATCTTTATCTATAAAATTTACAACGCCATCGGCACTATCACCCGGATACCGTACGTCCCAATGCTTGGACATTACGAAGTGAATTGGAGACACCATGGTTATTGATTTTTCTGTCGCGGCTCTCCAATTATTCGGATTAAAACCAACTCCACGTTCACTTATACCTGATATATCCAATTTACCGGCAATTGGTAAGTTAGATACTAATAACCTGTTTATGAGTTTTTTAGTTTCAGACTCTGGTTCTGGACTTTCTCTTTGCTGTTGTACAGTTAAAGTGAATATCCGTGTTAGATATACTTGTATATCTTCCAATAACCACTCTGACAACATCCCGCTGGGATCGTCCTCCACCCCACTGTTAATATCTGTAAGTCTTTGCTGATCAGCTTGTAGTCTTTGAGTGAGTTCCTCCAAACTTAAAGTTGGTAATATACTGTCTCTGAAACTCCTCCTCGCCTCCAACCGTCTTTGGTTTGCAGCATTTAAAAGCTCTTGCCGAGTCGTTTCATTTTGCTCACTTTCAGCTTCCTGTCGTTCTCTTTCTATTCTAGCTTCTTCAGCTATAGCTGCCTTACTCGCGGCGACCGCAGCCGCCTCTTCCTGTAACTGCCTTAATCTAGCCTGTTCTAGCGATTTTTGTTCAGCTTCATAAGCAGCCGCCTTCCTAGCTGCCACTTCAGCGTCACGTATTGCATCGGAAGTCGCTTCACCGGCTTTTGATAATCTACCGGCAGTGGTTGGCTTATCCGGTGTAGCCGCTGTATATAGCCTCCTACCTTGGGTGATCTGCTCCTCTGCTTTAGTTGCTTGCGCTGCTTGTGCAGTTGCTTCTGCATCTGCCTGCGAGCGTGCCGCTTCTGCTTCCGCTTTTGCTGCCTCAGCAGCCGCGAGCGCCTCTGCCGCGACCTCTGCCGCGGCCTGAGCTATGCTTTCCGCTTTTGCCTGTGCTGCTGCATTTGCTGCGGCTCGAGCCGCGGTCTGAGCCGCAGATTCCGCTGCTGTACGTTCCGCTTGCGCAGCCGCGGCATCTACCGCGGCCTGAGCTGCTAATTCTGCCGCTTCTGCTTCTGCCTGCGCAGATGCTTCCGCTTTTGCTGCAGCATCTGCTGCCCTCACCGCTTCCTCCTCCTGTTGTCGAAGTTGATCAACCTGTTCTTGCGAGATTCTAAATTCGTCTTGAGGGTTAGGTATATTTTGTGTTATCCTTTGTGATACAGGCTTACCTTCAACAAATTGCTGTAACGAAATGGTAACATCCATACTACCGTCTTCAGCAACTTGATCTGCAATAAGTGTTAACCCATCAGCATTTATATTTACCCATGGGGTGGGTAACCCCCATACAGAAGCAGGTGTAGTACCACTAGCACCGTCCCAAAGCTCTTCTTTAGTTTGATAATCCTCAATAAAGATCTCAACCTCACCATCAAGCTCTCTAGATACTTGTACATAATCTACATTAACAGTACCTGTTGTGTTTTTAAAAGAGTTTGGAGCTCCACCACCGCCCAGTTGAGGGTAAGCGACAACAGTCACACCAACATCTATTAGTCCAACGTCCGGGCTGCCTAAATTTGAAGCCGCAGGCTCTACCGCGGTAGTTGGCTGATTAGGATCCGTATCCTCTGTGTCCGCGGTTGATGGTCCCGTAACGACCGGAACGACCGGATCAATTGGAGACACCGCACCTGGAGACACCGCACCTGGATTACAAAGCGCTGGGTCAGGTGGCACCTCATATGGGCCAGCCGCTGACATCCGGATCTCAGGCTGCACCTTATATGGCCCGGCTGCTGACATCCGCCAGCCGGGTGGCAGCTCCGGTTCACTTCCTTCCCCGGCATATGGATCATATGGTCCGGCCGCTGACATCAGCCAGCCAGGTGGCAGCTCCGGGTCACCGCCATTCACGGAATATGGATCATCTATTGGCATTATGCTGTTATACTAGATACGGTAGTATATGGTTTATCTGGCAATGTGCATAAACTTGGAGTTAATACGGTTTCTGTGAGTACTTCACTTCCTTCATAACCTTCAACGTGAAAATCTCTCAGAAAGAAGTCTTTCGCGCTTAGTGAATATCCACCTGCAGCTGCAGGTGTAGTTGAAGAAATTGGAGTGCTAAATGCAAATCCACAATAGATATTATCTAAATTAGATAACGTACTATATCTAGACCCCATGTCAATTGCTGTTAGCAGAGTATACGTAGTGGTATTACTATCTCTTGAATCAATATATAGTGTTCTGCCCAAATTAACATATCTAAATCGTAATGTTCTATATGTATCAGTAGATATAGTACTAAAACTAGTAGATATAGAAGATAAATGATTATAAGCCAATACATTATGTAAATAGTCACGAACTACAATTGACTCTCTTAATAGCTGATTCGGCTTTACACCTGGACGATCGTCTCTCCCAGTTAATGCATAACGCCCGGTTGAATCAAAACCAACCTTTACTAACATACCGCTTAATACAGCACCTTCTAGAAGAACTGTAGAATCGCCTTCAGTCTTTAATACTTCTGGTGTTTCCGTTAATAACGCATGCGCAGATAATACAAATTCAGGGTCCTGATCACCGAGATATTGCCCAGGTAGAGTAGATATTGGTTGTACGAGATTTGTTAAAAAGGTTGAAAATCCTAGTTCATAGTTATGAAATTGAGCTGTTGAGCCAAAACTTGTACTAGGTAATTTATACTGAAAGGACCACGTAATATCATAATTCGAATTAAACGCTTTTTTAGACTCAACAAACGTATAATACCTTGCTAAAGAAGGTAATGATATATCAGACGGAAATCCTGCTAATGCTGCCATATATATATTTAATTACTCATTCCTTTATAAAAAGACAGGTTAGAGAATTTGTTTTCTTAATCTGCGTCTTGAATGCTAAATCATATCCAAGTTTCCCTAATTCTATGTATAAAGTCTTAAAATGTTTAAAAGGGACATTAAGAAGAACACTATCCAACTCGCTATCATATATAACGTAGTCGGAAAACTCTTCACAGAGTGCACCAGCTCTGCAAAAACTTGCATTCATACAAGTATTTATTCATTATCGAATACTTGTATAATTTTATTAATTTTTTGAATTAAAATAGAATTATCTGCCAGTAGTTGTTCTTGTTGTGCTGTAAAAGACGTGCAGTTAGTTAATATCTGTTTTAATGAAACAAAATCTTCAAAATCTAGACCTTCAACTATAACCTCTTCCATACTGTAGTTATATTATTAGTACTATAAAGCAACTAGTTCCATTCAAACACTACAATTCCAGTGGTAGGTACAGGCCCGGATGGTTTTTTACTATGTGATCCTTGACCACCGCCATATGCTGGACTGTTACCGTAAAAACCTGAACCACCCACTCCTTCTTCTTCGCCACTATCGTCTGTATCTACATAACCGACGCCACCTACTAACGATATTGTTTCTGTTGGTAAATAAAGACTGTCAGCAATAACCGGTGTAGGTGCAGTAGTTGAATTGTACAAACCACCTTTAGCTCTAACTAATGGCGCTGTCGGATATCCGCCGGGTTCGTATATATAACTAGACTTTCCACTAGTAAACCCTACCGGTGGAGCACCTACAACAACTGGGAATTGTGTACCTGGAGGTGCAGAGAGATAGCCAATTGCTGTTGATCCAGCATTACCACTTCTGCCTTTTCCAGGAGAGCCAGATCCAGTTACATAAAACTTAACGTACGAAATGCCATTTGGCATTGTAAATGTATGTGTTACACCTTCTGCATTAAAAATTCGAATTCCGGGCTGAGGTCTTGTTATTTGTATTGTACCGCTAAGTGGGTTAAAAGAAGCATCAGTTTTATTTTCCGTTACACCTGATCCTGATGTAATAGTCGCAGATAGGTTTTTCCCGACAGTTAATGTAGGGCTAGTTACACCTCCAAAGGCTTTAATAATAAACGACATTCCTATAGCAGAAACACCAGGGCTGCTTGAATGAGCTGTTGTTACCCCTACTAATGTACTGTTAGCAGGCGATGATCCCTCCATCCATCCATATAATGCAGTACTACTCAGATTTGGAAGAGTAAATGTATTGGCAGAAAAATCTCTTCCATATTTGCCGCCTGTTGCAGTAAGAAGTTCTGAATACGTTACAGCATCAACAGCCTGCCCATTACAATTTAACCAACCATACGGCGCAGCTGATATCGGACACGCATACGGCATAATAGTTCCAATTGGAACCAAAGCCGCTGTAGTTGGAGCTACCGGTGAATATACTATTTGAGGTACTTGCCAAGCAAGTTGAGCCTGCCCTGCGCCATCCGTTGAACTGTAACCTAGGAATGTTTTAGCTTGCGGTGATGTTGCTGGAAAAGTATAATCGATTGAGTTAACTTTTAACTTTGATGGTAACGAAAGATAACTGGTAAGACCTGAGTCCCTTTGAATTATACCGTCTATGCTAATTCTAGAACTTAATGCTACCTTATTAGACCCATCAAGAGTTAATGAGCTTCCTAATGCATTAGTAGATATATTTCCTGCGGATAATGTACCAACAGTAATTTGATTAGCCGCGTTAATACTAATTGTTGTATCTCCGGCGCTTATTAAATTCGATACTGTTACCCAGTCTGAAGCTGCAGCTCCTGTACCGGTAACACATACTTTTATTTCATGGTTATCTGAATCATAACCATAGTCTCCAGTTAATACAGGTGCTAAAGTAGTTAAATTAGCTGCTCGCCCGGCCCACTTGTTTCCAACAATTACCCCACCTTTTGTTGTACCATCACCGACAAATAATCTCACCGTATCAGTCGTCATCCCAAGCTCACCAGTCTCGAGGGTAATTTGTTGTCGATCATAATTAGTCCCTCTCCTAACAAGGAGCTTTAACAAGGTATTTTCTAAAATTTCTATGGCCATATGTTTTAATATTTAGTAGCTAAAAACAGGTATTGCAAATCTATCAAACGTTTCAGTACTCTCTTCACTTCGTACGTCGCCGGATAACGCCATTGTAATAAATCCTGCAGAACTTAATTTAATATTATTTCCGGCTGAAGTTAGTCCTTCACATATTTGCTGTGAATATTTACCACCGAAATTATTTTCAACCTGGTTAGGAGCTCCATTAAAGATATTTAAAACAGGATCTTCAGCGTATTTTATAATAAAGTTAACACCTGAAGCACTTAAAGTTGTGCCTGGTGTTGGACCAGATAGACTACCATCAGTAGCACTTAAATATAAGGTTTGTGTACCGGTTGTAATAGCGCCGTTAGCACCATATAATAAAACATCACCACCGGTGAGGTTTGGTACTTTAAAGTCGGTCATATTTGCACCGCCGTAAGTAGTTCCGATCTTATCAAATAATTGTCTATATTCCGGTCGAGCTGTTGCGTTAAGACTGTGTCCGTTGCATAATAAATACCCAGCTGGGGGGAGTGTAAACGCTTGTGCATGTGGTAGTATCGAACCGATCGGAACACCGTCACCCGCTCCACTACCTGAAAGACCGGTAGCAGTAATGACATCAAATACAGAGCTTTTAATTTCAGTAATTAATCCTTTGTTCGTGTCTAAGAAAGGCATCTCCATAAAGGCAGATGTAGCTCCATTTAATGTTACTGTACCGTTGTCATTTGTAATAAGTGCACCATCAACTGACTGTAATACAGCTTCTAATTTATTTGTTGCTGTGTTTACTTGTAATCCGCCGCCTAACCTACCATCTGTTGTTGAGGTACCATCTCCAGGTCCGGCCCATGATGAAATACTAACATTCATCGCCCCAACATCTTTGAGCTCTAATTTATTATTAGTATCAAATTTAAATTGCTGCTCATTAATACTTAAAGCTAATTCTTCACCATCCCCACCCTTTAATCCGCTAGATGCTGGAAATAAGGCCTTTATCTCTCTTTTAGTTATAGAGTTTTGCTTTGGTGTTAATCTCCCGTCTTTACCAGGCGCGCTAGATAACTGTAAATAATCAGTGTTAAATGCAACATTTACATTACCATTAACAGCAGATAATAGAGCATCCCCAAAAAACGTTCCACCTAAATATTCTGCATCAATTGCGTTTTTTGATAGCGTAAGCTTATTATTGGTATCAAATTCGAGGAATGCACCATCTGGAACTGATCCTATATAACTCCACCCTGATAAAGTGTTTGTATATGCCCTCCCGGTTGCCGATGCGCCGGAGAGTATATATAGCTTGTTTTTCGCGTAACCAATATCACCAACCTGTAAATATGGTGACTCACTAACCGCTGGGCCTAAACTAGCATCAGCAGCAAAAGGACCCACATTTACGTTACCAGCTACCTTACCACCGTAAGTAGCCCCATCACCGACAAATAGTCTTTTTGAATCTAGGGTATAACCTACTTCACCTTGATCCAATACGATCTCCTTTCGTTGGTCATCAGTACCTCTCCTAACTTTTAATTTTACTATAGTAATATTTGCCATAATTTTATGCTATTCGTCGCCATACGTACGCACCATACGACGGCGGAATGTTATTGTGTTTTGTTCCATCACCTACAGCTGTAGACGGCTTAATATTAGATGCTCCTTCATTTACAACTACTTGTTCATCTCCTTTTGTTACCACTGTTGCTGAACTTTCATTAGTAGCTAATTCCCCAGCTGTAGCCTGGCCTAAATCAACAGCACCTAACTCCCTACAAAATGTATATGCATCAAAATCCCATTGCGCTCCAGCCCCTCCAGGAAATTCACTTGCCACAAACCGTGTTTCACCGTTCCATAATCCAATCATTTCCTTATAACCATAATCCGGATTTTCTAGGTACGCGGCCCTTTGAATTGCAGAATAAGTAGCAGCAGATCCTAGTAAGAAATTAAGATCTAATGTTCTTCTTATAACATCCTGTGGGTCGCTAGGGTTATTTGTTCTGTTTCCAAAATCGTTATTCCAATTCCATCCACTAGCAGCTCCAAGTTGATTTCTTCGCCTCTGCTGCTGTGCCCATGCTTGTGTTGAATTTGTTGTACCAGCGCCAGTAGCAACAAAAACTTGCCCGTTACCTACATTAGAACCGGTCGCGACAAAAACATCATCAGCTCCAACATTAGTGTCGTGCCTATGCGGCGGTAAGTTTGCAATAGTAAGTTCTGTCATATACTCACCAGCTAGATTTCCAGATTCTTCTGTGTTTTCGTAATCAGTACAAAATTTTCTAAAATCGTTATTTTTATCCGTAAAATCTCCAACACCTACTAAAAATCTACCCTGTGCAATTTGCTCCCAAGTAGTCCCTGCTATTCTTGTTTGTGGGTTAACGTTATCTAGAGTTAATTGTATACACCCGACAGGAAAAAATGCTGTTAACCATTCTGTAGGGTTTTCAGCAAACCCTTCCGGGTATATGTAATTATTAATTACTACTCTATTACCACTTAATTGTAACCCGGTAGAATTACCAGCTCCATCAAACACTTGATTTAACGAGTCTCCTAGCTCTGACCCACTTAAATGGAGCAAAGAAGTATAAAAATCAGATATAAATTGATTTGTTAAACTCTCCGGCATATTACTATTATTTATGTCACAATTTGAAAATACTATCCAATGTTGACATTTCCTTCCGTTTGACCGTATATTATACCACCAACAATTCTAACACCACTACCGCCTCTAACTCTTATTGAATAACCGCCTTTGCCGCCTTTATAAGTATCCCCGGATTGCGTTGTAGACCCGCCTGGCGCGCCCCAACCGCCGCCACCTGCACTAAATCTATTATACCAGCGACGGTTTGCGATTGAAGGGTAGCCCGATCCAGACCTATTTGTTGTTTGTACAGGGTATTTTTGAAAAACACCAGGTAGGCTTCCAGATCCACCTCTAACGAGTCCAGATCTATGATTATAGCCATCCCATCCCGTGGGTGATACATATGAAATGCCGTTATATATTAAATCGCTTCCACCACCCGGTTTATTAATTCGAGCGGCGACATAAGGTAAACCTGGCGCGCCACCTACTATGCCGTTTGCTCTCCAGTGAGGCCCTACATGAAACCGCGGCCCGCGGCCGAAGAAATTGCCATATTTTCTATTTGACGTTAGCGTATACCCAGAGAGCCACCCGTAGTATGGCTCACTACGATTATAAGCTGTAATATATGTTTCAATACAACGTCTACTCAGGCGTCTTCCAGTACATGCTATATCTACCGATCCATTTTCACCTGGAGGTATATTACTCCACGCCGGCCCGCTTTCACGACCTTCTTTTAAATTACCACTTAAATCTAGTGCACCAAATTCAGCACCAAAAATACCGCCTGTCCCTCCACCATATGCTGTAGGTGTTAGTATGCGACCCCCACCGCCTCCAGTGCCTTGAGGATTTACCCCTCTCCACTCCCTACCACCAGCTCCGGAGCCACCAGCTTCACCACCAATTCCAGGTAATAGTACGTAAAGTGGTCCCCACCCAACAGTAACAATATCACCAGCTCGTTTAAATTGTTGTAAAGAATGCGCACTAACAACTGGGCTAAAGAAACGACCAGCGCCGCCGGGTTCACCCGGAGCGCCGCCTGCGCCACCGCCGGCCGTAGTTGGTGCATTGACC